CTTTATATTTTCCCCGGAGGAAAATTTTTGAAATGGGGTCCGGATTCTTAGGTAGCATTTGTAGTGGCTTATAAGAATGTTTATTGTTTGTTTGGTTTATAGTTTATATGTTTGTGCGCTCCTGTATTCTAAAATAGTGTATATAAAGGTAGGACAATTCACCCCCAAAAATACTCCTTTCTAGGTAAAAAATAGGTAAATCTAATATTATTTTGTCTTATAAGTCACTCCAAATGTTATCTAAGTATCAATAAAAATTGCTAAGTGTTAAAGAAGGGAGTAATTATTATGGGAAAAGTAAAAGTGACTAAATCTAGCTCGGATAAAACCAGTGGTATTAGACCCGCTTTAACACCTGAAGCTAGAGAAAATCAATTAATATATTTAGCTACAGAATTAGCTGAACAACAATTGAAAGATGGTACAGCATCTTCACAAGTTATAACTCATTATCTAAAATTAGGATCTACTAAAGAAAAGATTGAAAAAGAAATTCTTGAAAAACAAAAAGAATTAATATCTGCAAAAACAGAAGCTTTACAATCTGCTAAACGTGTAGAAGAATTATATGCTAATGCTATTGAAGCAATGAGACATTATAACGGTGGAGGTAACGAAAATGAAGAAGAATACGAATCCGAATAATTTAAAAACTTATTCAGAATTAATAAAACTAAAAACATTCAAAGAAAGATATGAATATTTAAAACTTGGTGGAATAGTAGGTGAGGAAACATTTGGTTTTGATAGATATTTAAACCAAGAATTTTATAGATCTAAAGAATGGAAGTCATTAAGAAATTATATAATAACCAGAGATAATGGTTGTGATCTTGGTGTTGAAGGTAGAGATATTTTATCTGGTAAAATATTAATACATCATATGAATCCGATCACAAAAGAAGATATTTTAAATAAAAGTGATTTATTATTAAATCCTGAATATCTTATATGTACGACTAAGAATACACATGATGCTATTCACTATGGTGATGAAAGTCTTTTAATTGAAGACACACCAATAGTTCGTTACAAAAATGACACATGTCCTTGGCGACATTAAGAAGGAGGAATAAAAATGGCTAAGAAAGGTAAGGGTAAAAAGAAAATGAAAAATGAAGTAATCGAAAACACTGCTGAAGAAGCAGTTACTGAAGAAACTGTACAAGCAGTTGCAGAAGCTATCGTTGAAGAAGCAAATGAACAAAATGTTGATGTACAAGAAGTGGTTCAAGATATAATTGAAGAATCAAACGATGAATCAAATGATGAATCAAACGATGAATCAGATAAAGAAAAACAAGATACAGAAAATCAAGAAGAAGTTGTAAATGTAAAAGAAGGTATTGTTGGTGGATGTAATAAATTAAATGTTAGAACAGAAGCTAATATAAATTCTGATGTAGCATGTGTTTTAAATTCTGATTCTAGAGTTTATGTATATTTAGACGATAGTACTGACGAATTTTATAAAATAAAAACACAAGATGATGTATATGGCTATTGTAAGAAAGATTTCATTTGGCTAGAAATGAATAGTTAGTAGGTGAAATGTTAATGACTGAGGAAGAAACTAAGACTGAAGAAGTTAAAGATAGTATATTAAATTCTATTAAAAAATTATTAGGTATTGAAAGTTCGTATACCAATTTTGATACTGATATTATTATGCATATTAATTCAATATTTGTAATATTAAATCAAATCGGTTTTGGACCAGAAGATGGTTTTGCAATTTCGGATTCAGAAGCAAAATGGTCTGAATATTGTGAAAAAGGAATGATTGAAACAGTAAAGACTTATATCTATTTAAGAGTAAGATTATTGTTTGATCCACCATCAAATGGCGCTGTAATGGAGGCAATAAAGCAAACTATTCAAGAATTAGAATGGCGTATTAATGTTGGTTCTGATAATACATAAAAAAGGAGGCTAGCATTATGGAAACTAGAAACGATGAAATATATCATCATGGAACCCGTGGGCAAAAATGGGGACAACGATTATATCAGAATCCTGATGGTAGTCTAACTGCATTAGGAAGATTGAGATATTTAAAAAGAGATGGTTCTTTAACTAAAGCTGGAGAAAAAAGAAGAAAACAGTTAGAGGCCACTAACAAAAGTATTAAGAAAAAATACAATGAAGATAATAAAGCAAATAATAATATGTATAAACAACTTACCGGTAAATCTCTTAACCGTAGGGGTGGCGGAAAGAATACCCGTGAGGAATTATCTGAAAAAGATATAAAAGATATGTCTGATAGTGAGTTACAGAAATATTATAATCGTCTATCGGTAGAAAGAAATGCTTTTCAAACAAAAATACAAGCTAGAGAATTACGAGAAAGAGAGACAAAAGAAGCTGCCTATGAAAAAATGTCGAAAGGACAAAAATTTATCAAAAAAACGATAGATGAAGATTTAATACCTAGTGTTAAAAGAGGAGTTATTGGTGGTTTATCAAAAGGTATACAAAACACAGTTGCTAATTTAATTACTAAAACTGGTGATAGAGAAATTAATAAATACCTAAATAAAAAATATAACACCAATAACAAATCTGATAACTCTAATAAAAATACAAATAAACAAAATATAAAAAATGAACGAAAAGATCTAAAATCAGAATTAAGATCTGATACTAAAGATGCTGTTAAAGAGTTTACTAATGATGCTAAAACTTTAACGCCTGTTGTTAAGAAGTTTTTACATGAACATCCTTTAAAAGATCATGTAGATTACTATAAGGAAACAGGAAGATCTTATACTGAAGACATATTAAAAAATAAAGATAATATTCCTGAGGCTGATTGGGAAGAGGTTTCTAATGAAACTGCTAGAAGACAAGAAATAGCTAATAAGGAAAGAAAGAAATTGGGATTTAGTAAATAATGGCATTATCAAATACTGCCACCCCAATTTATTATGGAATGTTTAGAGAAGCTGTTATGCATGGTGATATTCCAGTATGTGAAACAATTTCGTTAGAAATGAATCGTATAGATGCTTTAATAAGAAATCCTGGAATATATTATGATGATACAGCTGTTAACGGATTCATAGATTATTGCGAAAATGAATTAACATTAACTGATGGTGAAGATTTAACTCTTTTGCCAACATTTAAGTTATGGGCTGAGCAAGTATTTGGATGGTATTATTTTGTTGAACGAAGTGTCTATGTTCCATCTAAAGATGGACATGGTGGACATTATAGAACAAAAAGAATAAAGAAAAGATTAATAAATAAGCAATATTTAATTATTGCCAGAGGTGCTGCTAAATCTATGTATGAATCAACAATACAAAGTTATTATTTGAATGTTGATACATCTACAACACATCAAGTTCATACATCACCAACTATGAAACAGGCTGAAGAAGTATTATCACCTATTAGAACATCAATAACAAGATCAAGAGGTCCTTTATTTAAATTTTTAACAGAAGGATCAATTAATAATACAACCGGCTCTAAAGCAAATAGAGTAAAATTAGCATCTACTAAAAAGGGTATTGAAAATTTCTTAACAGGATCTTTGTTAGAAATAAGACCAATGTCTATAGATAAACTTCAGGGTTTAAACAGTAGAATTAATACTGTTGATGAATGGTTATCTGGAGACATAAGAGAAGATGTTATAGGCGCTCTCGAACAAGGTGCTTCTAAGAATGAAGACTATTTAATAATAGCTGTTAGTTCTGAAGGTACAGTTCGTAACGGACCCGGCGATACTATTAAAATGGAGTTAATGGATATACTAAAAGGTGATTATATAAATCCACATGTTTCCATATGGTGGTATAAACTTGATAATATAGATGAAGTTGGCAATCCAGATATGTGGATAAAGGCTAATCCAAATCTTGGTAAAACTGTTAGTTATGAAACATATCAATTAGAAGTAGAAAGAGCTGAAAAAGTTCCTGCTACACGTAATGATATATTAGCTAAACGTTTTGGTATACCAATGGAAGGATATACATATTTCTTTACATATGAAGAAACTTTACCACATAAGAAGAGAGATTATTGGGAATTACCATGTGCTCTCGGTGCAGATTTATCACAAGGTGATGATTTCTGTGCTTTTACATTTTTATTTCCATTACGTAATAGTGAATTTGGAATTAAAACTCGAAATTATATAACCGAACATACATTAATGAAACTTCCACCAGCCATGCGTGTAAAATATGATGAATTCATAAAAGAAGGAAGTCTTATTGTCATGCCTGGCACAGTATTAGATATGATGCAAGTATATGATGATTTAGATAATCATATATTAGAGAGATCATATGATGTTAGATGTTTTGGTTATGACCCATATAATGCAAAAGATTTTGTAGAAAGATGGGAAAGAGAAAACGGACCTTTTGGAATTGAAAAAGTTATTCAAGGTGCTAAAACTGAATCAGTACCTTTAGGAGAGCTTAAGAAAATGGCAGAAGATCGTTTACTTTTATTCGATGAGGAATTAATAACATTTACTATGGGTAATTGTATAGTATTAGAAGATACTAATGGAAATAGAAAATTATACAAAAAGCGATATGAACAAAAAATTGATGCTATAGCTGCATTAATGGATGCTTATGTTGCTTATAAAATAAATAGAGAAGCTTTTGAATAAGGAGGATCAAAATGAGTTTATATAAAAATACAAACGAAATGTTTAATAATAGTTCGCTATATCATTCTGATACATATTTAGGAAACGATTATACTGATGGTATAAAACATTACAAATATTTATACAAAGAGGTTAAAAATGGACATACTTATTATGTTTATAATGATAGCGAACAAAGAAAAGCTCGTGCAGCAGCTAATAAACAATTGAACAAATATAAAGATAAAGAATATGTCGATAAAGAAGGTTGGCATCATAACAAAGATGGTTCTAGAGATAGAATATATATTAATGGAGAATCTATTTATAAACGTACAAAAAAAGATGCTAAAATAGAAGAAGGTTATAATAAAGGAAAAAGAATGAAACAAGAATATTTTAAGCAATCAATTAAAGATGTTCCTAAAAGAATACATGCTAAAGGTATAGCAGCTGTTTCAAGAATGATAAAATTTTTCAGAGGAGATTATAGTTAAAATAGAAAGAGGGTATCTATTTGAAAAGAGTAGTTCAAGATATGTTAAAAATTTATAAACCATATTCAAATTTAGATTGGATGAACTATAAACTTGTTAAAAAAGATGTTACTTTTCATCATATTAAAAAGAAATGTGATGGTGGTCGACTCGAAATAAGCAATGGTGGTTTATTAATGCCAAATAGTCATGCCTATTTACATTTGATAGAATTTTTAGATTTTAATACCTACATAGCTTTAAACGAAATTTTTAAGGATATAAACATTCAAGGTTACGAACCTCAACGTGACCAAAGATTAATAATTGAATCTTTATTATCAGATTTTGAATCTATTCATAGATGGGATAAAGGTAATAAAGGAAAAATATTAATCAAACATAAATATTTGGAAAGGTGGTAAGTACATATGCCAATATCAATTGGTTCTAGAATCAAAAATGCATGGAACGCATTTCGTAATAAAAATGAAATAACAAATTACTGTGCAAGAACTGATAATGGTTATTATACTAGACCAGACAGAGTTCGTTTAACTGGCGGACGAGAACGATCTATACTCACTGCCGTTTTAAATCGTATAGCAATGGATGTTGCGGCAATAGACGTTGTACATTGCAAAATTGATGAAAATGGTAGATTTGTAAATAAAGTAGATAGCCATTTGAATGACTGTTTATCAACAGAAAGTAATCTAGACCAAACACCTCGTGCTTTTATGCAAGATGCTGTAATGTCTATGTTTGATGAAGGATCAGTTGCTTTGGTTCCTGTTGATACAACTGTTAATCCAGATAATTCTGGTTCGTTTGATGTGTTAACAATGCGAACTGGAAAAGTTATAGAATGGTATCCAAATGATGTTAAAGTTAGAGTATATAATGAAAATAGAGGACGAAGAGAAGATATACTTATAAATAAACGTAATGTATGTCTTATAGAAAATCCTTTATATGCAGTTATGAATGAACCTAACTCAACACTACAAAGACTTATTCGTAAGTTAACTTTATTGGATGCTGTTGATGAAATAACTAGCTCCGGTAAATTGGATTTAATTATTCAATTACCGTATGTAATAAAATCAGAAGCTAGGCGAAAGCAAGCTGACGAGCGTATGGCTGAAATTGAAAGGCAATTAAATGGCACTAAATATGGTATTGCCTATGCCGATGGTACAGAGAAAATTATACAGCTTAATCGTCCAGTAGAAAACCAACTAATGAAGCAGGTAGAATACCTAACGAGTATGCTATACAGCCAGTTAGGAATTACACAAGCTATCATGGATGGAACTGCTGATGAGAAAGCAATGCTTAATTATTATAATCGTACTATCGAGCCAATTTTATCAGCCATAACTGATGAAATGAAACGAAAGTTTCTTACTAAAACAGCTCGTACTCAGGGTCAATCTATAGGATATTTCAGAGATCCGTTTAAATTAGTTCCTGTTGAACAAATAGCAGAAATTGCCGATAAGTTTACTAGAAACGAAATAATGACGGCTAATGAAATTAGATCTATTGTTGGTTATAAACCATCTAAAGATCCTAAGGCTGATCAGCTTGTTAATAGTAATATTCGACAACCTGGAGAAAACCAAAATACTCAAAATGCCGATAATAATTTTGATGTACCCCCTGAAGAAAATTCAGATGTTACTGATAAATTACCATTGGAAGATTATAAAGAATTGGGAAAAGAAGTTTTATCTGGGATAACGAATGAATAAAAATGTTCGAAAGGAGGACGTTTAATGAAATATGATTTCAGTGGTTGGGCAACCAAGAATGATGTCAAATGTTCTGATGGACGTGTTATAAAAAGAGACGCGTTTAAAGATGATGACGGACAAACTGTGCCATTAGTTTGGAATCATCAACATAATGATCCTAATGAAATATTAGGGCATGCATTATTAGAAAACAGAGCTGATGGAGTATATGCTTATTGCAAATTCAATGATACGGAATCTGGACGAACAGCCAGATCTCTAGTTTTGAATGGTGATGTAGATAAATTATCTATTTATGCCAATCGATTAAAATCTGAGAAAAATAATGTTGTACATGGGTGTATACGAGAGGTTAGTCTTGTGTTGGCTGGTGCTAATCCTGGTGCTTTCATCGATTCTGTAGTAATGCATGGTGAAGACGCTGATGGCGAAGAAGAAGGTGTTATATACACAGACGAAACTATCAGTGTATTGGAACATTCAGACGAAAGCAGCGAAGACAGCGAAGACGCTGATGAAGAAAAGGAGGACACTAAAGAAATGGAAGAAACTAAAGAAGTTGAAAAAACTGAAGAAGTTGAATCAACAAAAAATGAGTCTGAAGAAGTAGTTGAACATGCTGATTCAGAAAAAACTCTACAAGAAATCTTTGATACTCTTAATGAAGAGCAAAAAGATATGGTTTACGCTTTAGTAGGCCAAGCTTTAGATGACAATAGTTCTGATGAAGCTGAAGAAGAAAATAAAGAAGAAGGAGAGAAAGAAGAAATGAAACATAACGTATTTGACAAAGATACAGAATCTAATACATTAAAACATTCTGAAATGCTAAGCGAAGTTATTGCTGATGCTAAAAAATATGGTTCTATGAGAGATGCTTATCTAGCACATGCTGATGAAGAAGAGCCTACTTGGGGTGCTGATAATGATTACAGTAAATTATTTCCAGATGCAGTAAATCTTGATCGTGAACCAAGAATGATTGAGAAAGACAACAGCTGGGTTGCTGGTGTTATGAGTGATGTTAAACATTCACCATTCTCAAGAGTTAGAAATACTTTAGGAAGATTAAACGAGGAAACAGCTCGTGCTAAGGGATATATTAAAGGTAAACAGAAAACAAATATTCAAATGTCTTTCTTAAACCGTGTAACTACTCCTACAACTGTATATATCAAGAATGAAATTGATAGAGATGATGTTATTGACATTACAGATTTCGATGTAGTTGCTTGGCAAAAACGCGAAATGCGTAAACAATTAGACAAGGAATTAGCTTTAGCTATGTTACTTGGTGATGGTAGAGATGTATCTGATGTTGATAAGATTAATGAACAAAACATTAGACCAATCTTAACAGATAATGATACATATACTATCAAATATACTGTTACTAAAGGAAGAGATTACAATAATCCTGCTAATAGTCATTCAGAAAATGATTCTGAAGCTAAAGGTGTAATTAGAGCTGCTATTAAAGCTCGTAAAGATTATAAAGGTTCTGGTAAACCTAAATTCTATACTACAGAAGATATGTTAACAGAATTACTATTAATCGAAGACCAAAATGGTAGACTAATTTATGATTCTGAAGAGAAATTAGCTACTGCTTTAAGAGTTAAAGAAATCGTTACTATTCCAGAAATGGAAAACTATACTGGTATCTATGGTATAATTGTTAACTTAAATGATTATACTGCAGGTGCTGATAAAGGTGGTAACGTTAATATGTTTGATGACTTTGATATTGATTTCAATAAGATGAAATATCTTATGGAAACAAGAATGTCAGGTGCATTAACAGTTCCATATTCAGCAATTGTTCTTAAGAAAGCTGGAGGAAATACTAACACAGAAGAACAACCAGCTGGGTAATATTATTTAAAGGAGGATCTACATGGCGAAATTCTATGGAAAAATAGGATATATTAAAACAGTAGAAATCGAACCTGGTGTATGGCAAGAACAATCTATTGAAAGAGATTACTATGGTGATATTATTAGAAATGTTAGCAAATATCAAATGTCTGATAAAGTTAATGATGATATAAATCTAAGTAATACTTTTAGTATAATATCTGATCCTTTCGCCAGTGAGAATTTCCAACATATGCAATATATAGTCTATATGGGTACTAAATGGAAGATATCAAATGCCGAAGTTCAGTATCCTAGACTATTAATATCAACAGGAGGTGTATACAATGAGTAAAACTCGAATTAAATTCCATAACAAATTAATAGAGTTGTTTGGTAGTAATAATGTGTATTATCAACCTCCTGAAAATTTAAAATTACAGTATCCAGCAATAGTATATTCTAAAAATAGAAAAACTAATGCTAAAGCTGATAATATTAAGTATCTAAACCATAATAGATACGAAATTATAGTGATTGATAAATTACCAGATAATAGTGTTATAGATAAATTATTAGAATTAGAATATTCTAGTTATGATAGACATTATGTATCTGATAATCTTAATCACGATGTTATAGAAATATATTATTAAAAGGGAGGAAAATAATTTATGCCTAAATTAGTATGGGACAAATCCGGTGAAAGAATTTATGAAACTGGTGTGAGTAAAGGAGTTCTTTATCCATTAGACAATACCGGAGCATATTCAAAAGGAGTAGTTTGGAATGGTTTAACAAACGTATCTGAATCTCCAGAAGGAGCTGAAGCAACTCCTTTATATGCTGATAATATTAAATATTTAAATTTAATGTCAGCTGAAGAATTTAAAGCTACTGTTGAAGCTTATACTTATCCAGATGAATTTGCAGCTTGCAATGGAGAAGTAGAATTAACAAAGGGTGTTGCAATAGGACAACAAAAACGTAAAACATTTGGTATGTCTTATCAAACTAAGATCGGTAATGATATAGATTCTGATCTTGGATATAAAATCCATCTTATCTACGGAGCACTTGCTGCACCATCAGAAAAAGCTTATGCTACTATCAATGATAATCCAGAAGCAATTACTTTCTCATGGGATTTGAGTACAACTCCAGTAGAAGTAACTGGTTTTAAACCAACAGCATCTTTAGTTATTGATTCAACTAAAACAACTGCTGAAAAGTTAGCTGCTATTGAAGCTATTTTATATGGTAGCGAAAATAGTGAAGCTAGATTACCATTACCAGATGAAGTATTATCTATTATCAATGCTGCTAATGGTACTAACCCAAAAGAACAACCAGCTGGGTAATATAAATATTAATTAGGGTCTTGTTTATTCGCCAGACCCTTTTCTTTTTTAAATTAGAAGGGAGAAAATTGTATGTTAAAGAAAAATATTAAATATACTGATTATAATGGGGTAGAAAGAAGTGAAGATTTCTTCTTTAATCTTTCAAAAGCTGAATTAATGGAAATGGAAATGGGAACTACAGGAGGTTTAGCAGAGCTTATCAAAAAGATTATAATGACTCAAGATCAACCAAAGATTATAGAAATATTCAAAAAGTTGATTTTAAAAGCTTATGGTGAAAAGAGTGAAGATGGTAAACGTTTTATTAAAAAAGATGAAAATGGAGTACCTCTATCAAACTACTTTGAACAAACTGAAGCTTATTCTGTATTATTTATGGAATTAGCTACTGATGATAAAGCAGCTGCTGAATTTGTTAATGGAATAATCCCAGGAGATATAAAAATCTCTGAAGAAGATTTAAAGAAATTAGAAGCAGAAACAAATATTAATATGCAAGCATTAAACACTACAAAAGAGGTTAGTGCTGAAAATAAAGAAGAAAATGAATAATAAAGGTATGGAGGACAAGAGATATGTTATATATTAGAGTACCAGAAAAAGAATGGTTTGATGAAAAAACTCAAGAGTTTAAATCCAGTAAAGCAGCTACGCTACAATTGGAGCATTCTCTTGTTTCCATTTCTAAATGGGAATCTAAATGGTGTAAAGCATTTTTAACAAAAGAGGATAAAACTAATGAGGAAGTCATAGACTATATAAAATGCATGACAATAACTCAAAATGTAGAACCTGCCACATACTTAGCTTTGACTAAATCCAATATAGAACAAATTAAAAAATATATAGAAGCTCCAATGACTGCTACTACTTTTTCAGAACCTCAAAAGGGAAATAGTAGAGAAATTGTAACTTCTGAATTAATTTATTATTGGATGATTAGCATGAACATTCCAATGGAGTGTCAAAAGTGGCATATTAATCGTTTGTTAACTTTAATAAGAATATGTAATATCAAAAATGGCGATCCTAAAAAGATGAGTCGTGGTGATATTATGAGACGTAATGCGGCTTTAAATGCTGCTAGAAGAAAGAAATTAAATACTAAAGGATAATAAATTATGGCAAAAGTATGATTACCTGTTAATCATATATGCCTAATAGATAATCTGTACTTTTACTATAATTTAAAATGTTATAGTTACACCAATATGTATGGATTTTTAAAATTAAAAATAAAAAGGAGATTGAAAATGCTATTAAGTTATAATTTAAAAGGCGATTTTAAAAAGGTTGATTCATTTTTAGAAAAAGCTAAAGAAATCGTCAAATTAGGTTACTTAGATAAATATGGCCGTATGGGTGTCGAAGCATTATCTAAAGCTACCCCTGTTGATAGTGGTTTGACAGCTAAATCTTGGTATTATAAAATAGAACGAGATATAAATGGCGATGTTGTTAGAATCTCTTTTTGTAATTCAAATATAAATAAAGGAGTTCCCATTGCTATAATTTTACAATATGGGCATGCCACTGGAAACGGAGGCTATGTTCAAGGTCGTGATTATATCAATCCTGCTATCCAACCTATATTTGAACAAATAGCAAATGATGCTTGGAAGGAGGTTCAAAACTTATGAGTACGACAATAGATCAAAAAGTAGTTGAGATGCGATTTGATAATCGTAATTTCGAAAAAAATGTAGCGACTACAATGTCTACATTAGATAGATTTAAACAAAAATTAAAATTTAGCGGATCTTCCAAAGGATTAGAAAATATTCAACAATCAGCTAGTAAATTATCTTTTAATAGTGCAGAAGCTAGTTTAGCAGCATTAGAAAAAAGATTTTCTACTACTGGTATAATTGGGATGACAGTTATACAGAATCTTACTAATAGTGCTATGACTATGGCTAAAAAATTAAGTAGTGGTGTTATAGATAGTATATTAGGCGGAGGTAAACGAAGAGCAACTAATTTGGAAAATGCTAGATTTCAATTAGAAGGTCTTCTTAAAGATGCTGGAAAAGTTGAAGGTGTTATGAAGAATGTTTCTGATGCCGTAGATGGAACAGCATACTCATTGGATGCAGCAGCTAACGTAGCATCTCAATTAGCAGCTTCTGGAATGGAAGCAGGAGATCAGATGTTTAAATCTCTTAGAGGTGTTGCCGGTGTTGCAGCTATGACTAATAGTAGTTATGAGGATATAGGTAGAATATATACTCAAGTTGCTGGTCAAGGACGTCTTATGGGTGATCAATTACTTCAACTTTCTGGTAGAGGTATGAATGCTGCAGCTACTTTAGCTAAATATTTAAATAAAACAGAAGCTGAAGTAAGAGATATGACATCAAAAGGAAAGATAGATTTTGCTACCTTTGCAGATGCTATGGATGATGCTTTTGGCGAACATGCTAAAGCAGCAAATAATACAGTTAATGGTGCTATGGCAAATATCAAATCAGCTTTAGCAAGAATAGGTGCATTGTTTTATGAACCATTAATTAAACAAAAAGGACCATTAGTTCAATTTTTGAATGAGGTCAGAGTTGCTATAAATGGTGTAAAAAAATCTATGGAACCTATAGCTGAAGAGATAACAACTAAAATAAATAAAGCATTATTGAGAGCAACTGAAATATTTAAAAAATTTGTAGCCGTTTTAAATTGGAGTCCTTTAGTTAAATTTAAGGATACATTAAAAGGAATGAGTGATACATTAAAAGGCACTCTAAAACCAATTAATGCTGTTAAAGATAGTTTAGATAAAGTTAAACATACCGTTGAAGATTATAATAAACTAGTTGATAAAATAATAAGAGGCGATTTTAAAAATGCACCTGTTAGATATCAATTATTAGCAGAGGCTGGTTATGATTGGGCTTATGCACAAAATCTTGTAAATGAAAGATTAGGTTCCAGTGTAAGACATGCTACAGATTTTAATCCAGCAGCTGAACAAATGACTAAAAATACAGAAAATATGGTTGAATCTGGTGAGGATTTAGTTGAAACATTAACTAAATTATCTAAAGACGAATTAATAGCTAAAGGTTATACTGAAGAACAAGCTGATGCTATTAAAGCTTTAGGTGATGTATCTAAGAAGACTGGTATATCAGTTAAAGATCTTCTTAATTTATTAGATAAAGATCAATTTGATGCTAAATTCCTTATATTTAATAGTTTTAAAAATGTTGGTATGGGATTAGTAACTGTTCTTAAATCTATTGGTAGTGCATTAATGCAAGTATTTAGTGTTAAATCAGAAAGTTTATTTGATATAGTTGCTGCTATACATAAATTTACTCAATTGTTTAATGATAAAATTCAAAGAAATGCTGAAGGATTAACTAATACATTAAAAGGTTTATTTTCAATTATACATTTAATAACTAGTATAGTTGGAGGAGGATTCAAATTAGCTTTAAAATTGCTAAATGCAGTATTAGGTGCATTTAATATGAATGTGCTTGATTTAACTGGTAATATTGGAGAGTTAATATTTAAATTTGAACAATGGTTGACTAAAGAAAGTGGAATAGTTAAAGTATTACAAATATTTATAGATTTAGTTGGCAAAGGTGCTAAAAAAGTCAAAGAATTTATTGATAATAATAAGCAGATTCAAGCAGCTTTATCGTTTGTTAAAGATGCATTTAAGAATGCT